TCATTTATTATCAATTCCCTTACACCTAACAAATAACATAGGTATACCATTTTTCTTAACAATTTCAGGTTCATCTATTACGCTACAAAATTCCTCTGGTTCATCTACATCACGATAACTTATTTTTATATTCATAATTAACCTCCTTTATTTTGACCACTCCACCTATCTTGGTTGTTTCCCTTCACCAAAGTTCCAGTAACAACTAACATGTATCTTCAAGAAGAGCCCAGGGGCTCTTATCAGCAGAGTGGAACGTTTAAGAACTAATTGCCTGTTTTCCCACCCTCACAGGCTCGTCTGCTATAGTCAGACACCCTACCACATCTAATAAATACAAGCACAGGCTCATACTCTTGTGTGGTATTACTTATACCAATTACTATAGATGGAGCTGACAGTTTGAATTGAACAAACATCTACTGTTTACAAGACAGCAGCTCTGCCGTTGAGCTATGCCAGCAATATGGTGGAGGTGGTGACTTTCGCCACGTTTCCGAGAATAGGGTAGCAACGTAGTTGTGCCTACTTCGGTCGATTTACACCCCCATATCTAAACGCTTGCGTGTATATCTTTGCCCTTCTCTGGTTCACCATTTAATCTGACCCTTGTAGATCCCGTTGCTGGTTTTATATACATTCCTTTTAAACTATAACTTGCATATCCCATGTAACTACCTGTTGCTACAAAACATTCCTGTTGTTCTATTAATTTTTTATTGTGCATATCGGGATATATATACTTTTCTTTTAATGCTATTTTGCTATGAACATGAGCGCCAAAATATATATCAGCTAAGGCCATACTCTTCAATGACATAATCCGATTTACTTTTCCACCCTGTGTCCTGCCTCCGCCTATCACATGATGAAGAAAAGCAGAATAACAAATGGGTCGTCTCTTATCCATTCTCTTATTCCCCCGGCTTTCACCTACATTTAAAAATAAATAAGCGCACCAATTAGGGAAATATTCTATATCTAAAAACTTTGATAAATCCTGTATAGGACTATCACCAACTGCTTTTAGTATGCGTTCTTCGTGGTTACCCTCAAAGCAACCTAATATCTTATCTTTTATCGGTCTTAATTCTTCAGTAATAAAGTCTTTTGCTTTTGCTAAATTAAATTGGTTATCGTGTACATTGCCTATTGATGTTTTTATGGTAGCGTCAAAAACATCTCCCATTAAAAATGTGTACGCTTCAGGTGTGTCTTTTATCCACTTAACCATATCTCTAAATTTTTTAGTTGCATATACTCCTTCGGGTAATTCTCCTCCTAAACCTGATTTATCCCCACAATGAAAATCACCAATGGGTATAAAATAGATGTGGTCAAATTCTTGTGGGAATACAATACTTTTAGTCTTTATCAAATATTTCCTCCTTTACTTACTCAAACTCGAAGTATCTTTCTAACTTATCATTACTTTCGTCCTCGTATTCTTCCTTACTTATCTCAAGTCTGTCCCCGCAAAAAGGGCAATAACTGACATATTTGTCCCCCTTTAAAGTAAACGATATAACGAACCCGCACTTCGGGCATTCCCAATATTGCTCATTGGTCGCTTCCATTTTTCTCCTTTGGAATTAACTTGCACTGTTCCGCTATTTGAATAACTTTATCCGGATAAAATTTATCGGTTGCATATCCGGCTACCCAGATTTCTTTAATAAATATTCTCATATCTTTTAAGGCTTTATCAGTAAGAGCCATTCTATATCTTTGGACTTTTTTCCCATCTATATCTATCATTGAATTTTTTATTACATTGACATAATCAAACATACATTCTTGATAATTGTAGTATGCCCTGAAGGTTGCTTTTGGTATAAAAATATACTTATTTAAAACTTTATCCCATTCGTGAGTACCACAAGTTACATAGCCATTCGTGCCATGATATATTCCCGGTTTAGCTTTTATACCTAGAATATTGTTCGATTTCTTTCCTGTAATCGTGTCGAAAGGCATAGACCTCAACCAACCTGTTTCCCATATCGCCTGCGCAATGATAGCGGAAGCAGGAAAGCCAGAAACTTTCTTGACCTCATAGGCTATATCTTTTAATTGCTTTACTACCCACCATTGGCGTATGTTCATTTAATCTTCTCCCTCAACTCTTTCATCTCTGCTTGTATTTTAGCTATTGCAGGGTTATTACCATTCATGAAGTCTAATATCCTGTCAAAGCAAGTCAACATTTTACTCCATGCGTCAACATTATCTTTGTCGTGCTTATCTAACTTATTTAATGTCTGTACCTGTATAACACTTCCATCTTTAAGGTTTTTGGTAATCTCCAAATTAATCCGCTTATTTTCAGTTACGTTGTTATCTATATTAGTTATTTTCCCTTCCAATAGACTCCACATCTTACGAACTAAAAATGTTGCAACGTAGAAGATGAAAATGTACGAACCATATTTATAAATATTTTCTGGGGTCAATCCTAACATCTAATCACCTATCCTTTTACTTCACTACTTCTTTAACTACTACCTCTATCGGCTCTACCTTTTTCGTTATACCCAGCTTGATACACTCGGCTATAAGTGCGTTCACTTCTGCAAGCTCTAAATCTCTTTGTGCCATCTCCCTCGCCTTCTGTGCTTCAATAGTTGCTTTCTGCTTTAGTAGAAAATCATAATTATAGGTATGCTCTACTTCTTTTGTTTCAGTCTTGACTACCTTAATTTCTGTATCGCTTATTTTACTAAATACATCTGTCATATTTATTCACCTTCCTTTTATTTTATGGTGTCCAATCAGTCGCTAATTCTCTCCACCCACCATCTGCGTAAACCTTAAAAGTATCATCAAAAGTATTTATACAGAATAACCCTTCTGCACCTGTCGGGTCGCCTGTGTCTGTTTTGGTAATGATAGTTCCGATTATTTCTCTTGTTGTACCTGTTCGTGTAAAGTATAGATTTGTACTGTCCATTTCCAAAGCTCCAACTTCAGGTGTCGTCAATAAAGTCCCTGCGGTAAACTTCAACGGTGCAGTAGAGGCGGTGGCTGTGCCTGCTGCTATATGGACTTTTGCTGTAGGTGATGTTACTCCATTTATGCCAATATTACGATTTGTTCCCTTTATAGTCATTGCTAATTCTGTAGCTTTTCTACCACCTGCATAAAATTCTATATCAGTTGAAGCAGTAAATGCAGAGATGAAGAAATTTCCACCACCAGCTTGTATACCCGCTTTTCCAGTATAAGCAGAAACATCAGTATAACCATCATTATAGGCAGCAAAATTAACATTGCAATCAGATGTTGAGGCTATATACCCAGCGTAAAAATTCCCAGCACCAACTTGGTCTAACTTAGTTATAAGATTATCAGAAGCTTTATAAATGTGTAAAATATTTGTTGGATTCGCAATCCCTATACCTATAAACCCAGTATCTCCTGATACAACTAACTTATCTGTATCTACCGTAAAGTCATCACCACTTGCATCACCCAAAGCAATATTAAGCACTCCACCTGTATCTACAGTTATTGCACGAGAATCGTATAAAGTAGTTCCGCCTAAATCAAGGGACGTTCCTGTGGCTGCACCGATTACAGGAGTAGTTAAAGTAGGTGTAGTTCCGAACACCAACGCACCTGTGCCTGTTTCATCACTTATCACCCCAGCAAGCTCAGCGGAAGTAGTTGCGGCAAAGGCAGATAGTTTATCAGTATGTTTACCAAAGGTTGCTTCAAAAGTAGCATCTAAATCCGTATCAGTATTTTGTGTATGCAATTCAGTATCTCTGGCTATTTTAGCGTCCAGACTAAAGACAGTTCCAGTCAATACTATCTCATCTACTGTGCCTGTATAAGTTGTATTGGTATCGGTATAATTGCCTGCATGGATATCAGTTGCTCCCTGGTCTGCTGTCCAGTCTATATGTTCATTAGCTACAAATCCCGATAAGTTATCGTGAACAATTTCAGAATCTTTAGAAGAAAATACAGTCCCCGTTAAAGTCAATCCTGTACCTGCTGTATAAGTGGTATCTGTGTCTGTATCTGGTTTAGCGTCTAACTGGTCTTGTATATTGCTTGTTACACCGTCAAGAAAAGCAAACTCGGTCAGGGTTACAGTATCAAATACAGCGTCAATTAAGTCCATGTTATCGTTAGCATTTTCAAACCAATCTGTTGTTACATCTTCACTTGCTATTTTTACTAACTCTAAATTGGTTGTTTTAGTTGTTGTCGTATAGCCAATTATGTAAGCCACTAAACATATTATAATAATAGGTATAAATAATTTTTTCATTATATAACCATCTCCTTTAATAACTTATTACATTTTTTTGAGTTACAACTTCTACAAGCAGGCACAATATTTTCTTTAACATTATTACCACCCTTCGAAATTGGCATTATTTTTCCTCCTCCGTCCAATCAGTAGTGTTCTTACTACCATATTTATTTTCTATATCTACCCTTCGGACATCTGCCGAAGGATCATCAAATATATATTTGGCAATAGCTCCGCGGGAGGTATCGCTTTTATCTTCCATATTGCCCCTTGTAACTGTGCGGTTGGTAATATCCTCACTCTTCCAGTGGGGAGATTGTACTTTTTTTTCTTCTGTCCAATTAGTGGTCATTTCGTCACCTCAATTTGACATTTATTAAAAATAAGAGTATAAGTTATATATAAGGGGGGTCTATTATGCGTGCCTATAAAGGGTATAAAGGAAATATAATAGAAATTTTCTTTAAATGGGGTTTATATCTTTTAGTTGGATATATTATGTTTAATATATTGCGGACAAATTGGTTTGTATTTATGTTGATATGTATAATAATTATAATGGCTAATCCCGGCTATTTTAAAGAGTAGGTAATTTCTTAGTCGGTGCAGATTTATACTTGAAGAAATTCTTCTTAAATATATTGTTCTTTATTTCTATTTTTTTCTTAGTAATTGACTTCTGTTTATCTTCACTTGATAATGCTTTATATTTTGAGTTAGTCTGCATAAGTTTAAACCATAACTTAAATTTAGTGTTAAATTCTTCATTTAATGCCTTAAATCTTTTCTCCCCAACCTTCTCCCTAAACTGTTGTAATACTACACCGGGATTTTGTGACCAGTCTGTATTCATCGAATAAGTATTTGTGCTTATGCCCAATCCTTCAGCTATCATTGAAAGCAATATATCAGCTGAATCCGGGTCATCTTTTAATTCTTTATAATTGGTAAATATAATTGGTACAAATAAATCTTTTACTGTGCTTCCTGCTGTTGGTTTCTTGCCTTCCCAATCTTTACCTATGGCAAGATTTTTTATTACTGAATATAATGGCGCTAATTTATTCTCAAAGAAGTCATAAGTAACCGTTAACCTATCAGCAGCCCCGTATTCACCTGTCCCTAATTGTTTTACTAACCCAGTTGTACTGCTCTTTGTAGAATTTGTTATTAATCTTGAAGCCAATGTCACTACCGAAGCCATACCACCCGATACATCAAATCTGGTACTACCTATCTTTATTTTGCCAAAATCAGCACTGCGAGGGTCCCAGTCAACACTTCCGGGACTTGCTGCACCTGCGATAACAAGTATAGCGGCTGTCCCACTTACTATTTTTACCAGATTAGCCGCTGCCTGTTTTTTGGCAAAAGGAGTTACTTTTGGATCTCCCATGTGTGCAGTTAAAACATCAATATGACTTTTAAACAATCTTGGTGCAAAGAATACATTATTAATTACATTACCAACAGGTTCTAATGCGCCCAATGCCCCTCTACCAGTTAATGAATTAACTAATTTACCTATACTCTCAAGTTGTGCTTTATCATCTATATCAATATCAGACCTTTCGGCAATTTCCATATATTTATCAAATACATCAGCCCTTTGTTTATATATAAATCCAGTATAAGCGTCCTGACTTGCTTTATAAAATCTACCAAAAAGAGGTATCTTTTCAGGAAGCCCACTTGGAAACTCTTCTTCAATGGTCGCTACTGCTAATCGGGCTTTCTTCATTCTGTCATAGTTCGGTCTTGATACAATATCAGCTTTTACTTCGTCTATTATATTTTTACCGCCAATAGTTCTGGCTATATCGCCAAATGATTTTAGAGCATTCTTGGTCCAAATGCCGGGGTTAGTCCAAAGTGTTTTCCAACCCTGTCTAAATATAGCACTATCATCCATAGAAGCCTTTAATGATCTTGCTATACCACCTATATTAACTACACCCTTCACCCATTGAGTAGGTTTAAGCTGTTCGCCTACTGTTAATTTTTTGGCATTTTCTTTTAAATTACTTACATAATTGCCGAAATCTACCGCCGCCCTGCCATATTCCAACCTATCCCCGCCATTATCCCTTGCCTCTTTCTTCTCCGCTGTTATCTTTGCCAGTTCAGCTATCTTATTCGCCTGTTCAATAGTCACCTTTGTTTTTAGTTTATGAGCCACCAAATCCTCTAAAAATGCCTTCTCGCTTGTAGGATTTAATATTTCGGTCATCTTGTTAACTCGTGATAAAATATCCCTTTGTGCTTCAGGCTTCATTCCTGAAACGGTTTTTGCCCAGGTGATCATTCCCCTCTGTTGGTTTTTTAATAATAACTTACTCTCAAATAATGAATTGGTATGTTTTGCGTGTATTTCTCCCATGAAGGTCTGGAAGAAAGTCCGCCTTCCTTCGGATGACATCTCGGCAAGGTTGCCAGGATTGATACTTCCGTCTTTTAATCCTTGTAAAAACTTATTCGCTAAGTTGGAAGGAAGGCAATACATTTTTTAATCTCCTTCTATATTTACTATGACATTCTTCACATAAAGTAATTCCATTATTAATATTAAAAAGTTCTTCACATTGAAGAGCTTCTTCTAATGTAGTTATTTCATATTTTTGTATAATGGAAGAGAAACCTTTTATATGATGAGCATTTAACTTTCCACCAATTTGTCCACAATCTTGACAGGTGAAATTATCTCTTGTGAAAATATCAGAAATCCATTGTCTATTTTTAATATTTCCACGAACTTGTGATTGAAGAGGAGTAATTCCGCCTTGCCAATTAGGTTGTTCTTCTTTTATTCGTCCTTTACATATTCTTGAACAAAATCTTCTTCTTTTAATTTCATTTTTATAAACATAAAATTCTCTTCCACATACTTCACAATATTTTTTTATTTTTCCACCATTCCATTGAGGATGTTTTTTCCCTCTGTTTGATTCACTTAACTTTTTCTTTGTTTCTTCTGATAATTTATACCCTTTACGAATTTCACTTAATTTGTGTTTAAGTTCTTCCGAAAGATGTTTACCTTTATTCCAAGGGATATGTCCAACGGCAAGTTTATTACCTTTTCTAAATGGCATATTTTATCCTTCCTTAACATCTTATTGATTCTATAAACGCTTTCCACGAATAAGCAGTATTTGCATTTTTAATCTCACTTTTAATTTTACTGATTAAACTTTCTTTCGCTTTATTTAAAATTTTCCCCGGATATCTTTTTTTAATAGTTTCATTTAATATTTTATTAATATCTTCTATTGCCTTAACAGGTGATTCGGGGTCTCTTTCTGCCGCTAACCTTAATTCCTGTGCAGCCGCTGATGTACCCGAAACGAGCGGGGAACTGGCAAGCTCTGAAGCAAGTTCGCCATTTGCGGTTTTCTTTATATGCTCTTCCATTGCTGTTATTAAGGCAGTGCCTTTTAGCCCTTCAGGTAATGGCTTCTCGCCTCTTACAACTTTTCTTGCCTCGTCAATATTGGAATTAATTAGGTCGCTTGCCTTTTGTGCCTGCTCTTTAATCACAATAGGGGTATATTCAGCTAAATGACCATATCCTTTAGTTAAGCCCTGCTCGATAGATTTTGTTTCAATACTACCTGCTATCTTACTTACTTTGCCTTCGCCAGTAACAGGTGGGGTAGGTTTATTAACTTCTTTATTCTGGAATAACTTACTTATTTCTTCTGGTGCTGGCTCAACTTCTTCTATTTCTTCCTCAGCCCCGATTATTTCAGCTTTATTCTGATTATAAAAATTAATAAGTTCTTGTTTACTTTTTCCTTTAAATTCTTTTAAATCTAAAGCAGATACTTTAGCAGTTGCAGGAAATTTATATACTGTATCCCCGCTCTTAATAGATACTGACTTCGGGTTAATTTTAACTATTTCACCATCATGGGGAATACCCGAATTATATTGAGTCGGTGAAGTTTCTCCATAAGTATCAGATTGAATTGTAACTAATTCTCCAACTTTAGCTTCTCGGATAGGTCTTGTAGGTTTACTAATATTATTAATAAATTCTTCAGCACTCTTATATTTCTTTACTTCATCTGCTAAAGTCGCCTCACTCGTTGCCTTTTCTGCACCAGGCTCGACGACCGCTTTTTGCTCGGTAGTTGCCTTTGGAGTCGGCTCTGCTATCTTTATTTCCTCTATGGTCTTTTTAATCTCTGGGTCAGCTTTGGCTTGTTCAACAACATTATCAAATTTAATACTTTTAGTTACGGTATCCATTTGTGAATATGTTCTATCAATAATATCCTTAACGAATGTTTTAGGTGCATTGGTTTCATTGACAACACTACTTATAACAACATCAGCACCAGCGCCTAATATAAAGCCCATTACCCCGGCTTTTACGCTTCCCTTATTCCACTTCCTTGCTTTATCCCAACCTACTTTCGCAACAATATTAGAGCCTGCTTCCTGCAAATATTCCTGACCTGCATTTTCAATCCCTTTGGCCGCTAAACTTATTATTTTTGAAGTAGGTAATTTAGTTAGTAAAAAATTAAGTCCTAAATATTCCAACCCTGCTTCTGTACCAAAATTAACAGCACCTAATGAACTTGCCTTTAAAGGGTCTACGTCTGCTTCCCTTGCTTCCTGATAAGTCCTACCTGAAGCGATACCACCAAAAGCAACTGCAGCAGCCCCAGCATTGCCAGTAACTAAAGATACCCCTACTGCAAGAGCTATTGAAGAAGCGCCAGAACCTAACTCAAATAGAAATTTATTTAACTTACTTGTGTCAGTGGGTGGTAAATATTTTTCCGTAAATGCCTGATTGGCTTTAATTAATTCCTGACCTTTTTCAGAAACAATCTTACCTGCCTGTCCTATTTGTTTGTTAAGCAGTTTTCTACTGCCATACATCGCTTCAAATATCTTTTTGTCTGCACCTTCCCACTTTTCATCACTTACAAATTTGGAAGGGTCAGAGATAACTTGTTCAGTTTCGCCCCATTGTCTCATTAAACCTCCAATAGCTTGTGGTAAGGTTATTGTGCCATACCAAACACCTTTTGCAATAGAAGGGATAGATTTATTCATATCAGCAAGGACAGGTTTATCTCCTGGGGTCGATTGCGGTCCGGAAGGCAATCCTAAATTTGCACCCACTTGGGGAATAGTCGTTTCTGGTGCAATATTAGTTTTAATCTTGCCTAACTTATCTTCTAAAGATAATTCGGTTGTTTCTATCGGAGCGGCTTCTTCCGTGGTAGTCTGTAAATTTAATTTTATCTGACTTAACTTATCTTCTAAAGAAAGTTCATTGCCCATATTAAGTTTTATTTTGTTAAGTTTTTCTTCTAAACTTAATATTGCCATTAAAGCAGTCCTCTCCTCTTTAATTCGTCAATAGCCGCTTGGTCGCCAGTTAAGGCTAAATCAGCTAATTCATCATCATTCATAGCCGTATATTCCTGCTGTTGTGGTGTGTTGCCCTTATCTTGTATCTTATTCTTAACATCTCCAATAGTTGTATTTTTAAGGTAATTCCAAGCCTTTCCTATTAGTCCGGGTTGCTTTGCTTCTAGTGTAGTGGGTTCTGTAGTAGGTGCTTCAATAACTGCGTTTACATCAATACCTATCTGCTGTAAATAATCTTCCACCTTCGTTCTCACGTCTGCACTTAAAGAAGGCTTAATTAGATTATAATTATTCCTAATCTCTGCTTTCTGTTCTTCTCCTAATTGACTGCCACTATTGATATAATTTTTCATTATTCCGTTAGTGCCAAATAAAATATCATTAGGGTCTTGTACTTTGGGAGTTTTAGTTGTAGTTCCACCCGGCTTCTCATACTTCTGTTTATAGGTATCAAAGGTAGTCGGCACATTTAAAGACTTCGCCATCTGATTGAAGTAGTTGGCATTGCCTGTCGCATAGGCAGCGTCGAGCTTCTTTGTTGTTTCGCCCATTACATCCATTTCGGTTGGCTGTTCTGCTTGTGGCTGTGTAAACTCTACGCCCTCTAATCCTGGTGTCTGTCCTGCTACGCTTCCGGCTATTTGACCTTGCACATCAGCAGGTGACTGACCGTAGAAATCATAAGGGCTGACTGATTTTGGTGCTGCCACTATACTTGCTTTCTTCTCGGCCATATTCCTATAAGCCTCAAAGTAATTCTTACCCTTTTCGGTTGTTATCCGTCCCTCTGTAATGTCAAATATGCCTTGAGCATTTGTCCAGTCCATTCCCTCTGTCTCTTCCCTTGTTAAACTTAACCAGTTCATATCTTCCTCGAATTTGGACTTATTCATCGTTTGTATAGCGTTAACAGCGTCTTGATATACTGCCTGAACTTCGGGGATCATGGCGTAAAAACAGGTCGTTATTTTCATTTCGTCATCTTCTGACCATGTACCATCTGCACTTAATTGTTTCATCAGGCCGCCGATAGTAACCATACCTTCTTCATACTCTGCTTGCTTTGTCTCTAATTTCTTTCTCTGTGCTTTCTGCCACTGCATTTCTTGTATTTGTTTTCCCATATTTAAGCCAGACTGAAGTCCCGAGCTTAAACCCTTCATAAAATACCCAGAATTACCTGCCATAACTAAATCACTTCCTTTATTTCTTTTGTGTAGATACTACACGTTTTACTAAACCCATACTTGCCCATTCGCCTTTGAACCACACTTTCTTTCCTTCCTGTAGAAAACATAATCTTTTTAACATTTAATTCTTTTGCTCTTTTATCTCCATATTCTAAAAACTCTTTTAGTAAGTTGGGATAATGGGAATTAATCCATATAAATGTCATAAAGAAAGAAGATTCACCATAATCATCTTTAGTTATCTTTACCACTACACACCCGTTCATTACGCCTTTATCGTAGCTTACTAAAGTCATGGCACTTTTATCTACCTGCTCCGATATCATATAGGTATATAATGTATTAGATGTTATCTTACAATTCTTTACATATTTTAATTTATCTAATATTTCTAAATAGACATTATTATCATGGCTTTCTTTTATCATGATGGTTTCATAAAAGAAGCAGCCAACCCACTGGCAGATCCAATTAAATTCCCTGCTCCTTCAGCTTCTGCTATCTGTTTATTCCATTCTAATTCCATTTCAGCTAATTCAATATCATACCCGTGTTGCTGTTCGTTTAACTGGCTTGTTAATTGTGATTGTAAAGTTATATTCTGTGTCTGATATGCCTGATTAATCTCCATCTTCAATAAATCCATCTTGCCCTGCCATACTTGCATTTTAGCCAACTGTTCTGCCTGCCAAGTAGCAAATTCGGGAGCATACTTTAACTGGCTCTGGTCGCTTAAATAGCCCAAGAACTGACCTGCCTGCCCCATAGCTTTCTCGAAGGAAGCCATCTTCATCAGTGCTGAGTTAATCTGCACATCGGCGATAGCCCCTGCTATTGCTACGGTGGTATTAGAACGAATAGACTGCTCGTTAGAGAAGGTAAAGCCGCTATTAGTGATACCCCTGCGTTCCATATTATTACGCATTACCCGGATATTTTCGGTTTCCCTTGCCTTAAGTGCATCGGTCTGCTTCTGGATCATTAGTGCCTGTGTTTCTTCTGGTATACCATAGCCGCCTGCCTCTACCCAGTCCGTTACCGTACCGCCATACATATCCTCAAAAGCCTGTTGTGCGGGTGATATCTCATAAGGTGGTGCTGGGGTGACTTCGGGTGTGGGTATGTTAGCCGCTGCACCTGCTCCGAAAGTAGGTGTAGTGGTTGGTGTAGTGGGTATAGTTGGAACAGTTACTCCTGCTATTTTTGCTTCATGTTCTGCTTTTAATTTATCCCTTTCTGCTAACCATGCATCGTATTCAGTCGAAATACTGGTTGTTGGTGTAGTAGTAGGTGTAGCTCCGCCTCCACTTAGCCCTGCCAATTCTTGTGGTGTATAGGCAAGCCCCGTAGAGGGATTTTTATAAGTTGAAGATAGAAGTTGACCGTCTATATACCAGCCAACGCCATGAGATTTTGAGGGGTCTGCCGCACAATTATATGCTGTGCCGTACCATCCTGATACTCCTGCCATTTAAATCACGCTCCTTAAATAATTGCATAAGAAATCCCCCTTGTTTATATTTTTACCTTGCTTTAATATCTAATTTACACATTACTTGTGTCGATATCCCCGTTAATACACCTGATTCAAATTTGACCTGATATTTACCTGTACCTTCAATCATTACATCAGCTACAGCTATATCAACTTGGTCGGAATGATAGGGTCCATACTTTTTACTCCATTTACCGCCAACTTTCCTCACATAAAAACTAATAGTATTACCGCCTGCGTATGTCCCATCACTATCAGGTTCAGAATTATTTTCTTCATATATTTCATAAGAGCCAGTAATAACAGCAGTAGTAATACAGGTATACCATTCCCCGTAAGCAATCCCATAAATATTTCCCGCCCAAGCTCTAATATAATAAATAGTTAAAGGTTTGAGTCCATTAATGGTCATTGTAAATTCGCCAGTCTCAGTGAAATCTCCTTTTTCCCTGACTGCATACATTTCAGAATCGTAATTATCTCCATACTCGTAATATTCAAAACCTCTGTCGGTATATGCTCCGCCTGCATTAGTAATATTGCCTACCGCAGTCATCGTGGTGGATTGCCTATCAGTGCAGGGACCTGTTGAAGTAACTGTGGGTATACCCGTAGGTGAAACAACAAGTGTATATTGATAAACAGTGTCATCGTCAGACCCCACTATATACATCTTGGTGCCATCAGAACTAAAAGCAAAACCAAGGGGGTAACCTTCTTGGGTACTTAAATTCCCACTATTTTTACTTGCATAAGTAGCTGTGCTTACATCCCAGGCAGTAGTTAGAGTATATTGATAGACTGTGTCGTTAGCATTCCCCATAATATACATCTTGGTGCCAGTAGGACTGAAATCTACATCACAAGGGGAAGTATCTTGAGCACTCACACTTTTTGATTTACTTGCATAAGTAGCTGTGCTTACATCCCACGCGGTAGAGAGTGTATATTGATAAACTGTATCAGTATTGTCTCCCACCATATACATCTTAGTACCAGTAGGATTAAAGACTATACCACGAGGTAAAGAATCTTGGGCTTGTACACTTACACTTTTATTTGCGTAGGTAGCGGTAGATACATCCCAGGCAGTAGAGAGTGTATATTGATTGACCCTCTTATCATAACCATCACCTACCAGATACATTATGGTACCATCAGAATTGAAAACTATATCACGAGGGGCACTCTCTTGGGAACTTATACCTTTATTTTTACTTGCATAGGTAGCAGTAGACACGTCCCAGGCAGTAGAGAGTGTATATTGCCAAACCCTATCACTATTAATCCCCACTATATACATCTTGGTGCCATCAGAACTAAAAGTTACACTATAGGGGGCAACTTCTTTATCACCTATATATACACTTTTATTAGTATACACGGCAGTTGAGACATTCCAAGGCATTATATCTTCTCCACATTTATTTTATAAAATTACTGGACTACTAAAATTTCTTATCTTAAAACTTACTTTACATTCTACTAATTTTGTCATCTCGTTTATTAGTTCAAAATCCATTATGAAAGGATAGGTTGCGTCACAATTTCCCCAGTCATTGAATATCATTGTATTGCGATATTCGATGATGTTAGAGGATTTGATACGCCCCTCTAATTGGTCATTCATCGCTTGAAGTTGAAATTTTACTATTCGCAGGTCATTTTTAAGTTGTTCGAGTTCTTCTTGAGAAAGTTCTGGCATTTCTACTCCTTCTCTTCTGCGAAAGGCTCAACTTCGTAACACACCATATAGCCGTGTATTTCAAAATCAAACTTATCACTCATATAAGGTTTTGGGGTTAATGTTCTTGCCCTTTTGCCGCCGCTGCCTAAACTTACCCGATACCATTTGGTAGTATCAGCGGTTAAAGTCTTTTCGGCTAAACTCCAATCAGCGTCATTATCTAACTTATAATAAAATTTAAAGGCTGTTCCTGTTGTGCTTTTTATCTTAACTAATATCGAATACCATTGTTTATAAACTTCAGGTATACCCAAATCCAAAGGCTCTATCTGGTCGTATGCTTCAATATCTGAACCAGCGTCATCAAGTCCGCTAAAGATAGAATAGACTTGGCCTATAGTATTGCTGCCACCTTTTAATTGAAGCCCGTCAGTGCCTCTACTCCAAAGAGAAAAACAGCTAAAGGCAAAGTCATATACCCCGTAAGTTTTATTTTTTAGGTCTATCCATATCGTTTCGTTCGGAACGGTAGAACCTGTTTTCGGATAGCATAAAATATATTTGTTATCCCAGTAGATTGCACAGCTTAAATATCTGTAAGCATCTACGATATTATCTCTTATATATTTATTCACTGCTTCACTAAATACCCCTGAAGTAGTTCCGTCAAAGTAGTTTATCCCGTTAAAACCAAGATAGACTATCAAATTATCACAATTTATATAAGACCTTAAAGCAACATTACCTTCGGTTGAATAACTATTTATAAACTCAAAATTATCTTCATCAGTGCCAACCAGTCTTTCGATACTATCTTCTGTCGCCACAGGAAGAGCGGTTAACTGTTCAAGTAATCCCATTATCTTCTGACTGTTACCTGTCCGTAAACGCCAGAGTGGCGGGAAGTATTCTACATCACTTATATGTGAAGGATAAAGATAATCCTCAAAAGCTAAATAAAGTTTATTTCTTCGTTTAGTAATTAGATGACAAGTAGTTTCGGGTGTAGTATGGTTTGTTTCCACTACAGTTTCTAATGAACTATCTGCTATTGTAGATGAGAAAATAGTAGTAGTGTTATCGGCTATTTCACCCTCATAATAATAAATCGCACCTCCAACGGAAGTGCGATAGATATTCTTTGATACTATTTTAGGGTCAGTCGAATTGGCTACGCCGGTTAAACTTATTGTAGCTAAAGCTGTTGCTGTTATAGCGTCACTTACAGGTGAGGCGTTGCTTTCATAGCCGTCCTCATCTACCCAAGTGTATACATATTTATAATCTCCTGCACCTAAATATCCCGAAGTCCCACCGGCTGTTCCTGCACACGCTGTTGCAGGTGGAGTAATACCCATAGTCCTTATAGTTGAAATTTTAATACGGTTAGCTCCTGCATGTAATGTGCCAGTTATAGTTACTGTACCAGCAGCATTATCCGCTATGACAGTCCAAGTCCCAACTGTGGGGGCAGTATCAACATAGGAAAATGCGTATTGCCCTATTAAAGCATCAACATCCCAAGTTCCGGCGGTTCTTGTAAATATCGTATCAGATGTTCTTGTTCCTGTAATTGCATCAGAAAGAGTACCTTTAAAAACTCCATCAACACCATTAACAAAATAAAAATGATTAAGGAAATCAACAAAATATGTATCAGAGTCAGCAGTTAAACTTGCCTTAATTAAAGTTGCTCCATAAGGTGAAGTATCTGATTTTACATATATACCTGTGTTCCAAGCTATAAGAAATTCTTTAACCGAAGTGTCTTGTCTATAAAAACGGTGTATACCTACTATTTTATGAGAATCACCTATTGAAGCACCATAGGTAGAATAGCCTGCACGCTTAACGAGTTGGCCATATTCATTTACCTTTAAGTTATGTAATCCGTCAGGTTTGCGGGGTAATTGGGATAGTTTAATATCGGAGGGACTTAAATTATCTAAACATTTCCATACTTTTTTTGTCATTTAATCAACTCCTAATCGAATACATCAGTTCGCCCATATCTAATAGCGTGACTATGTCCTCTTGCCCGGTAGCCGGGGATGATCATTGCTCCCTGGTTTTTGTTGCCGTTTAGTATTGCGTTAATGTTATATATTCCCCTCAAAAACTCTGCCATTTTACCCTGATACTTGTCTATCTCATTTTTCTTGTACCAGCACTGTGCAACTGCATAATCCCTCATATACCGCCTAAAAGCTATAGTTCTATAATCACCTGATAGAGGCACGGTAGACCCTGATAACTCGGTAGCCCTCTCTATCCCGTAATATTCAACAACTGCACCGGCGGAAGGTATAGGGTAAAACCCTATCATGTCGCTACGGAAGTAAAAGCGTGTCGGCGTTCCTGTGGTTTCCCGCCAATTCCCGGCGTGTTCATTTAGGGCATTCAGGCTTATCTGTTCTAATGGCTTATCATCATAGACAATACCGCCGTCATCGAGAGCAACGAAATCAGAATACATTCGTATCTCCCGGCTATTAACTATATCGGCAGCAATTAGGGTGTGTTTATAATATTTAGACAGGCATTTAGTTTCAGTCCCGATAATCTCCTGCCCTTCATTCGCCCAACGGGTTATCTCTACATCCGTCCAGAATGAGGCAGTAGTTTCGTTAACTAAAGACCTGACATCTGTAATAATTTCAGCTATGGTTGCTAACATAACATCACACTCACTTTATTTTTTCTTTTTCATAGGTTGTATATGTACTTGTGGCTTACTGTTTTCTGTATATACATTTGTTTCTAATTTTTTAAGTATCAATAGGGCAACATCGTTTATCTCTCTCTTTATCTCTGCCTTATCCTTGTCTAACCTCGCATATATATCATCTCGGTATATCGGTATTCGTGTCGGCATTATTTCCTCCTTTAATATTTAATCTTCTATTTTTTCCATTTGTATAAACCATTTACCATCTTTAGTTTCTATATACAATATTCCATCATCAAAGGTTATGTTTGTCCATTCATATACATAACTCCACTCAGTAGGAATATCTGCAAAATCTACACAAGATATCAATTCCCCGGATTGCTTCCATCTTAAATCATTAACCAATTCTTTGGTTTCATCACTTAAATTAGCCATTCCGATTATAGTTATTAACGATAAAATGACAATTATTATTAATAGCTTTTTCATAGTTTCCTCCTTTCTTATTTATTAATCTACAGTCAAAAATACTTCACCTGCTGTCCAATCTACATAACATCCTGCAGCAAACTTAATACCACAAGCCGGTATTTTTGCGTCATCACTTAATATGGTTGTGGTAACAGCAAGAGCTATCCTCTTTTTAGCATCGGTTACAGAACTATCCGCTTCATCATAGATATTACAAGTAGTAGCCCCTGTATGGACTAATCTTGCACCGTATATGGTAATCGGCACATCATAAGCTAACTGTGTATCGGCTGCAATTCTTATAATTTGCATAACATCATCTCCTTTTTATTCTTTTATTAATCTACCTAATTGATATAAGATATCGGGTGTAATGGTTTCGCCAAATACTTCCTTTGTTGCTTTAAGTGGCTCAAAGGGTATTTCTATTTCTCTCTGGGTTAACTTGTCCCATTGCACACCCATCGCAATACGGTTATCTTTGGTAAGGTCATAAGCACTCTTACCCTTCTTATCTGTTTTGTATAAAGGCTTACCGTCTTTATCTTTCTTGGCATACTTCACGGCTAATCTGTTTCTTTCTTTTTCAACTTCTTGTAGCTCTTTTACGAAGTTAACTATTAATCGGCTAAATAAACTTGCTGTTGGTGGGGGTAATTCCCTCATCATAATGGCGTTAACCCCTGCATTTAAACCCATAATTTCATTTAAAGTAATTTTCATTTATTATTTTTCCTCCTTTTGGAAATATATATTTGCGGCTGTTTACAGAGGCACAACCGCAGAAGCCTATTTAGTTAAGTTGTAAATGTTATTACATCACTCACAACTATTCTTCCAGTTGGTAAAACTATTGCAAAATAGAAACTATTCGTTCCTGTATCGGTAAATCTTAAACCTATTTTTCCGTCTGCCTCACTAAGTAGTGTATATTCAGTTTTTGCAGTTACTACTAATATTTCTCCATCAGTAAGTATGGCTGTTTCTGTTGAAACAGTAGTGGTTTCTTTTGTAGTACCTGCTGATGTTGTGCAACAATAAGCTGGAATATAAGTAGGGGTAGCTACGTTATTACCCAAATAATCTTTTAATTGAATTGCTACATCTATGGTGTTTGTACCTTCTGCACCAACGGTAATATCTGCGTCTACTGGCATATTATTAAACCATTTCAGAACATCGTATAGTTCACCTTTACCAAATCCTTCGCCTATATGTTTTGTTATAGTCATAAAATCTCACTTCCTTTTTTGCGGGCAGGGTTTTTACGCCCTGCCTATTTGTGTTAATCTGTTATTATGTTATTCTACTATGCGGGAGTCGAAGCTCCACTAAGGATCTGAACACCGAATAAGCCGTTTAAGACGACTGCTACAAAATAAGCCTTCCATGATACAAGACTAAATGCGTTAGTAGCATTAGAGGTGTCTTGTGGTCCGGAAACCTTAATTATAAGTTTGTCTTTTACGCCTGATATCCGAGTACCAGCTATAGCGTGCTTTCCGAATATTGGGGTCTGGTTGATAGTACCAGTTGCAGAATAGATACTGAATCCAGCATCATCATTGTCAGCAGTTCCATTACAAATTACAGTGGTAAAGGCTTCGGTATCTTCATACCATCTAACTCCACCCCATTTACCGAGTTCACCGTTCTTAATAGCTTCGGGGCTTGCATAATGTTGTGCATTTACCCAGGCACCATCTTGCATGAAGTCATAGACTACGAAAGGACTCATAATCCCTACATAGAATTTGCCGTCATACTTTGGTGCTTTATTGTGCTTTAGGATAGCTACAGCTCTTTCTACAGCCGAACCGGTTACAATATTAGTTGCAGCTAATCCGGTAGTAACTACAATACGGAAATGGTCGCCTGCTGCTGGTGCGTCTTTTAACGCAGGTGAGAAGGTTGCTGTATCAGTTCCAGCTACAAAAGTAGTGACTTCTGCTGCATATCCTGCATTTTGTCCATCAGTGAAGATGATTAAGCCATTACACCAATAATGGTCTGCTTGAGTTAAAGCAGCAGCATCAACGACTGTAGTGGTAGTTGCAGAGTCGACCTCTCCGGTTACTGCATAGGTGCTTGAATTATCTACCCTTAACGGATAGAAGCCTAAAGACATTGCGAGTCTATACTGGTAATTTATTGATTCACCCATGTTTACGCCACAGAGCATAACAGCCCCTTCAGTTACATCATCGTAAGCAGTCAATACTAAAGTATCGGTAAGTCTGATGGTGTTACTGTATTTGGCTGTGGTTTTCTCGAACTCGAAGGCTTCCATTTCTACATAATCGGGATTGTCTCCTTCTGCGGTTGCAGCGGTTATTTTATCAAGCGGTACATATCGGGTGAAATTTACGGTTTGCCCCTGTTTTTGGGGTATATCACGACTATGGTCTGCGAGTTTGTCTGCTACCATTACTGGTTCGGCAAAATCTAACAGCTTCCTGTCGTAATATGTTTTCATTAATTGAGTTAAAGTTGAAGTTGTGGTTGCAGTTGACATATATAATTCACGTCCTTTTTATTAATATTTTTGTTTTCCCCCGTGAATTACAGACTATTTAGTTATTAGTTTATGTTAGTCTTTTGGTTTCCCGACTAATCTTTCAAGGTCTGCCATCGGCATATTATTGTAGTCGGTTGATCCACTTGGAGCAGAACGAACGCCTGTTGGTTCGGTATAAGTCTTGCTTTTCTTCCTGGCCTGTTCTTCTGCTTCTTTTAGTGCTTTCTCTTGAAACTCTTTCTTTTCTTTCTCAATAGCGGCGTCAAGGTTTTGATCACGGTATATCTTATAGGCTTCTTCATAAGCCTTTATACCGTACTGGTCAAACAGCTTATTCCTGCCGTTTTCGTTGGTGAACCCTGCTACAATCTTTTCTACTGTCTTACGGTCATAAGGAACACGTTTGTCCTTATTTGCTTCAATTAATCTGCTTATCTCTGTTTCGGTTGCCTGTCTTGCTTGTACTACTGCGATTGGCTTCATTGCTTTGGAGATGTAGGGCATGAGTGCTTTAGCTGGATCTTCGCTGAAATCATCGTAAAACTTCTGCTTTTCGGCGTCAGTCATAGCTTTGATTTCATTTTCTACGATATTCCGGGAAGTAGCGTCTATCTGATACTGTTTCATATCAGTATCAAGTTTGTCGGCTTCTTCCTTATACTTGCGTAGGTTGCCCAGTTCCTCATCTTGCTTGGCGTGCAGTTTGCGTATGTTTAGATAGGCTTTAGACAGTTCTTCGGCTGACTTCCCTTTCAGGTCGTCAGGTAGTTCTTCGGTTGGTGCTGGTGCTGGTTCGGCAGGAGGTTCGCCCTCCTTTACAGGTTCAGCAGGTTCAACAGGTTTAACAGGTGCAGGTTTTCCCTTGGCTAATGCTTCCAGAGCTTCGTCGGAAAGCTGGTCATACGAATCTTCTTTAATTTCATCAGTCCCTACTGCTTGTCCTTCCGGGGCAGTGTCAGGATTATTGATGTTTTCTATTTCAGATTGCATGATTTAAAATACTCCTTTCGTTTAATTGGTTTCTTTTATTTCTTCTACGGTTTCTTTAGATAATCTTAAATTAAACTCTACTTTCTTTGGGAGACTATTAAAACCGTAATTTAAAAATAATCTCTCTCCACTACAATGTTGTAATATCAAATCACCATCGTCACAAGTTATAATTTTTTCACAATTAATATCTCTAATTGTAAATGGCTTCATAATTCCCCCTCTTATTTTTTCTTCATCTTCCCTGCCTCATCACCTACATTAAGCAACGCATTAATCTCTAATATGAAATCATCTATCGCTTGAACATAGGCTTGAGCATAATATATCTTGCTTATTTCCTTCTCGGTAAGTGCCTTATCGGTATAATAGGCCTTCTTTATATTAACTATTCTCATTATGTCCTGCCAGCCAGCCGTGTTAAGAGTGGCTCGCAAGCGGTCAGCTTGCTCAATAGCGGAGTCATAGTTGGTCATGGTAAAATCTTCCTTATTCTTCGTGAATATAGATATTCTGAACACGTTTTGCTTCATCTAAATTATATTTTGCAATTCTTAGTTCTTCTAAATCTGATTGGGTTGGATGTTTTTCTTTGGGATTAAATAAATGCTTTTGTTCTAAATAATCAATAAAATCGCTTATTGTATTCTGATTTGGAATATACCAACATTCCTTTAATTCGTCCCACATATTTTGATATTCATTCATTTCTATTTTCCCTCCTTTATTTTTAATAATCCTTTGTAAGCCATGCCAAGATTTTCACTAACCCAGCTATTATTATCATGGCGATTAACACAACAACAAATAGTATATAAAAATAACCAACAAGCTTACCTATTGCAATTGTTGCTTCCCATACCATTTTAAATCCCCCCTTTTAATTTTTTATTTATCTTCCCCCTCTTATTTGTGGTGGTTGTCCCCCTTGATTCGGTGGTGGTCTCATTCCCGCAGGGTTAGCTAAAAGCGGGGGATTCTTTTCAGCTAACCCCTTTGGCGGGGTGGCGGAAGTGGATTGTTCCGCCGTTTTGGCGGTCTTTTGTGCCTCTTTGCGTTCCCGTTCTTCTGCTAATCCCGGGATTAATTTCTCTAAATCTCTAAAGTTCATATCTTCACCCACTCGCTTGGCTATCTCTTCTAAATTAAACACTGGTTGCATTACAGGTTTGCCGTCTTCGCCTATCTGCACGTTGCCCATCGGGTCGGTAGCAGGCTTCACAAATAGCGGTGCAATGTCGGTTAATTTAAGCAGGTTAGCCATCTCTACCTGATGTTCCTCGAATATACTAACCCCTCTCGGTATAAAGTCAGGGTTGCCGGCCATCTTAATATCAGCCTTTCTAATATCGTTATTGCCCTTCTCGGCTATCCACTGCGCACCCTTCTCTTTGCCTAACACCCTATATGCTGCCTCTTTAGAGAAGAATTGCAGGTCATGTTTATATATAATCTCCAATACTCCTTGATACCACGGTTCTAAACAATGCTTAACGGTATGCTTAATTGGCTCTGCGGCGTTCCCCTGCATCATCTTGGTAGCCCCTAAGGTATCTGGTAAGCCTTCCTTATTTGGCATGGAAGAGATAACGGGGACTGCCTGTGTGGTTTTCATTATCTTATCTTCTAACATTCCTATAGAATTAATTAGCGGACCAAGTGCGGCTGCCTGTGCAGTCAAATTAACAAATACCATTGCCTTACTGACATCTTCTACATTAGCATTGGTAAAGAAGGTTTTTCCCGGATGGGAGATTATTATTCCGCCCGATACCCCAGCCATCTTCTGCTGGTTCATTATAGACATCGGGTTAGATATTAAATTAACACAGTCGGACAGCTTATTGTGGGCATTAGTCAGCTCTTCTGCATAACTCTGTATATCCTCGCCTGTTCCCACACCAAACTGCTCGTTAGGCATTTTGTCTTTGGAAGCGTCAACAAATATATTCCCGCAGTCATAGGGGTATTCGTCATTTCTGATACAGACTTCACGGTTGGCAATGGTGATTATAGCCCTGACATAATCATCTTCATAGACGTTCACGGTAGACTCGTCTGATATTTTGCCCTCTAATAGTGATTTC